ACGAGCGGGTCAAGGGTTAGCAGCAGTTTGCGGGCTTCGTCATCGGTAACGTCGAGGACTTCGACATCGAGGATTTCGTCGGGGTTGAGGTTAGCGCGAAGGTGCCCGTCGATGAGGGTAAGTGGAGGTTCGGGCCTCTGGGTTAGGAGAGGTAGTTTTGCGTCTGGGGTGGTGGCGGTATGGTCGGGTCCGAGGTAGAGTTCCTTGTCAGTTTCTGAGACGTAACAGAGGAGGCTGCGCGCGAAGCCGACTTCTTTGATAATTGCTTGCAGGACTTGCTGCTGTCCTTTGGGATGTTCTCGCCAGTTCAAGGGGTGATGCTTGAGTTCACTGGCTTTTATCTTTCGGTGGCCGACGATTCGATTCCGCAAAGAAGGCTTCGAGGCCACGGCCGATGGCGTAAGCGGCGGTGGTGCCGAGGACGAACCAGATGCAAGTGAAGAAGATTTCTTGGATACCATCGCCGATCCCTGAGAAGAGGTGAGTGGCCCAGACGCCGGAGATGAGAGAGTAACAAGTTGGGTTCTGCATAGCAACCTCAAATTCCTTGCTGTGGCCAGCCGAGTCCTAAACCTCCCAGATTAACGCGCTGTCTCATGAGCCAAGCACGCCGCATGCGAGTGCCGGTCTTGGTGTCGCGGATCATGTCGACAAAGAGCACGGTATAGCAGACGCCGTCGTCATTTGGGACCCAGATGTGGTCGCTGGTTGCTGCCCAGCCGGCGAGCGGGTCCCAGGTGTCTTGGATGTCGGTTTCGTCGCTGAAGAGAGCGTAGTGAGTGACCAGGATGAGTACAGCGGCTTGTGATGGCGGCGTCAAGAGACCGATAAGCAAGATGTTTTCCGGTTGGAAACCGAGGGGGACGAGCCGGATGTCAATGGCAGAAATGGTGGGAGTACCTGGACCGGTGGCGCCTCGGAAGAGGTCGCAGGTGGTATTGAAGACTGGAGCGCCCATCAGAAAGAATGCCTCCGCCAGCACGAGAGGAGCTGATTGACCATCAGAGGCGGGTCGTTATTGGGGAGGATGGGGACGGCTTGGGGAGTGGTTTTGGTGGCCCACCACAGATTGGCAATCCATTTGGCGCAAGCGGTCTGGACATCGGCGGGTACGGTGACAAAGCCGGCGGTGTATTTGACTCGAAACTCTTGAGGACCTCCTCCCCAGGAGCTGTTTGGGCTGATGAGCCAGCCTCGTGGGTAGTCTGTCTGGTAGGAGGAATATTCATCGATGTGGAGATAGAGCTGCGCCCAGATGTCTTTAGCGTCATAAACGCCTTGAGGCATCAGGTCGGCTGATGCCCGGCCGCTGAGGGTGGAGTCGGTCAAGCGCGCATCCCAGCCATTGGCGACGGTATCTATCTTGGTGACGAGCTCACCGAGGGTGTTGGAATCGACGTCGGCAAAGGTGATGGTGTTTGTGGTGGTGACAGCGTCAATGACCCGGTTAAGAACGGCGGTGGTGGTTGTGGTGTGTATCGTCGCGCGCTGTACAGTTGCCGAATTGTTTCTGGTTTCGAGGACGGCCGTGCGGCCGGCAGCGAACCGGTCTATGCTGATGATCGGGTATTGCCTGAGCTGAATGCGCTCGCAAACTTGGCCGTCGTAAACCTCGTCGAAGGTTTGGGAGTCGAATTCCCGGTTGCAGAACATTTTGATGGCTTTGGAGACGGCGACGACCAGGTTGTCGATGGTAGTGGTCTCACCGGCGGTGTAAGTCGTCTGGGCTATGTGTTCCTTGGCGTAGGCAGTGGTGATGAGGTTAGCCATGGGATATAAAAACGCCGGGCGGCCCAACCGCCCGGCGCCAAAGGAGGCCCCATGATGGGGCAGAGTTGTCAGTTAATGATCTCGACCACGCTGGCCAGGTCTGCGTCTGAGGAAGAACCAAAGCGCCGTTTGCCGAGGACCAAAACAGCGACGAGCTGCGAATGAGCGCTGTTGTCCATCACGCCTTTGACAAAGCGTTGTGACGTGCCGGCTTCGTCGGAACGTAAGGTAACGACGGTTTGAACATTGTCACTGGTGGCGACCAGCTGGGTAATGACCTTGCCGGTAATGTCCGTCAAGCTGCCTCCAGCAGTCGCTGCACCACGCAGTTTGAAGTCGCAAGTTCCGGAGGCTGCGACCACGCCGGTCATAAGGATGAAAGAAAGCTCGTGCCAAAGAGCCATGTCCACTTCGTCGGTGGAGGGATCCACGGCATTACCATCCTGAGGGTCGATGGTCGCGACAATGGCCCATTCTTCGTTGAAATGCATGCTCATTAAGAAAGTCCCGTCACGAGGTTCGAGGGGAAAGCCAGGAAAGAGCATTCAGCAAACGCCGTCATGGCAATCGTGCCTCCCCAGTACAGTACGATCATCGCAGGACCCACGATGAGAGGCGGCACCAGCGGTTCGTAGACCAAGAACAGTTCGCTTTTGAGCATGTTGGCGGCAACGCCTTGCAAGTCGGCAACCATCACTTTGCGCGCCAGTTCGACGTCAAGGACCGGATCGGTCGTATCAGCGGAGAACGCGCTAGCGCCGGTAACTGGCGCGATGGTTCCGGTGAGATCCGTGCGCATGTTGAAGACTGTCTCAGCGGTGAAGGTGCCGTCCCCGGCCCATCTGGCGGTACGGTCCACGGCGATCAAGAGTTCCTGTTCGTCGCTGTCGGCGGTCGTCAAGGGCATCTGGGCGTCAATGGCGAGACGCAGAGGGCAGAGCGTGGTGCCCAACGGCACGGAGATGATGCCCTCGGGCTGATCGAGATCAATGATTGTACCGGCACCGCCGCCGGTGATCGGGGTGGAAAAGGCGCCCACGGTCATGAAGCAGCCGTAACCGCGCGCAACCAACGCTTGCTTCCAGTCCAGCGTCAAGAGGCCGCCGAGCAAGGATCGCATGTCGGTACTGGTTGCACCAGCGTCGTATTGCCGCATCTTAGCGCTTACGTCGTCCATCAGGTACTCCTGTTCTCACCCGGCCGCTAGGCCAACGAAAGGAGACAAAGTGCTGGTGGCGTCAGAGAGAGTTATTGCAGAAGACAGCCAAGGTTGGCCGTCGACGCGGCTCACGAATCTCCACGTGCCCTGGTTACTGATGAATTTGTAGTGCTCGGAGAAACCTATTTCGACCATCATCCGGTCGCCGATCAGGTAATGCTTAGCGTCAATCAGCAGTACGTCGCCCAGGGTATTGAGCGCCGGAAGTTTTTCGGTTACCTGGATAGGGATGCCGAGAAGAGTGGTGGCAGGGGTTTTGGTGGCACCCATCGTCTGGTCGATGAAGACCACGTCAGACGAGGTGCCAGAGTTTCCGGACATGGTCCACAGTTTGGGAAGAACCGTCGGGTGCATTGCCCATACGGTGCTTCTGAAGTTCCAGCCGGGCAGCAGACGCGCCAGCATGCCTGCCGCGTCGGCGAGAGTGAAAGCCGAAAAACCATTGCGCGCGACGGAGATAAGGGCGCCAGAGTTGAGTACTCCGAGAGGTTTGCCTGCCCCGTCCCCACGAAGGAAAGCATGGTCCCGGTACCAACCCAGGGCGCCCCCGAACAGAGTTATCAGAACCGCTTCGAGGCCGATGGCATTATCAGCCAGGAGCTGGTTAGAAGCGATCGTGTAGCCGGACAGCTCGTGAGCGGTTAACCGGATCTGCCTGAATGTTGGTTCTTCTTCTTGCTTGGTGGCTGCTTCCTCGGTCCAGTTGGCTTGAATACCTCCGAAGAATGCGGTCTCTCCCGCGGTGGGCGCCGTGACCATGTTGAGCGCAGGTACTTCCGCGGTATTAGCGGACATTGGGATCTTCGTCGCGCGCTGTTCCATGATGGTGTTTTCACTGGCCACCATCAGGAGCTGAGGGACGAATTCGGTGGGGACCGTGAAACCGCCTTGAACGCCAGCCTGAGTATTCAGAGCGACTTTCTGGTTGACGTTGTCCCAATCGGCTGGGTAACTGCCCATCTCTTCGAGCGTCTTGAAGCTGCCGTTACGAAGGGCAGTCAGGAACGACCCGAAGGTTCTGCTGGGATCTCCGGAGGCATCTGAGCCGAAGATGGCGGGCACGGAGTTCTTCCGGGATTTCGAGGCGGCAGCAGCGAACTTCTTTAGTGCTTCCTCGATGGCTTTATTGAAGGATTCTTCCATCTTGGTCATCATGGAAGCAGCAGATTTGGCAATGGCATCGCTGATCGGGTCGCCTTCGACGGCTTCCGCAATTCCTTGGGTTATGAAGACTTTCGCTTCAGCTTCGGGAACGTCAATTCTCTCCCCGGTTTTCTTGCCCAGGAAGTCTTTCGACAGCTGGATCAGCATGGTCCATCTCCTGAAAACTGCACGCGACCACGCATTCGATCATAAGCCTGCCGGAATGCTTTGTCAAGATCGAGGTTAGGGAAAGCGACATCGATTCGCCGCTTAATCTCATCCCAGGTGGTGAAAGAACAAATGGCAGAGTCCGTGAGCGACTTCAATGTTTTCTCGACCTCCAGGGTGATTGCTTCCTGGTTGGCCGGTAACCATGTGCAAGCGTATTCCAGCAGCAGCCATTCGTCGATCACCCGGCGCAACCCAGGATGATCCACCTGCTCCTGATGGTTGGCCTGATGTGTTTTCAGCGTCAAGAATCCAATGCTCTTGCCAACCATCAGGCCGGACGAAACCAGTGCGAAGGCAGTGTCGGGCGGCCATTCCTTTTCCGTCCATTCTTGCGGGCGACGAGGATAGATCGTCTTCGCCTTAATGCCCGCAACCTCACCGTCCCTGAGTCTCTTACGCCACTGGCTTTTGCCAACAGGGGGAGAATCATAGTCGTGACCCATCGTAACAATCGGATTCATAGCGTAGTGTACGTCTGACCAGCCTGAAGCAAGGATGATTTCCTTGTCCCTGTCCAGGGCCTCTGTAGTGATCCAGGACACGTCGGAGCGTTCTGGGGCAGAAAACTCGCTTGCAGCCTTCTCGACGCGGCTGCGCTGATACTGGGCCTCGGGATGGTCCTTCAAGACGCTGTCCAGGGCCTGCGCCTGCCGGTCGGTCATTGGCACGCCGATCGGACCTTCAGTTTCGTACCATGCTTTGTTCATGAACTCTCAAATCCCCGTCTCTCCGGGGTGTCACGGTTACCAGGCTTTGGGCAGTTAACCCGTTTTGCCCTATCACACTGGCCAGGTCAGGGCGCCATGCTGCCCGTCAATTCGCGGCGCGCCGGAATAACGCCTTTCAGGGCGTGACGGTCCGGTGATTTCCTAAAGGTATTTCTCCCCAGGCCACTGGTATCAGACCTCTTTCTTGGCGTACTTCGTTGATGGTAAGAACTCCCAGCTCCAAGTCCTGTCGCTGCTGAGCAAGAACGTAATCCCGGTGTTCAGGAATCGGATCTTCAGAACAGACAAAGAGCCGACCACTCGGATCGTAGATAGGGAGAAGTTTCTCGTTGATTGTCTGATCTCGACGGCGCAATCTTGGATTGATGGCAACGGACATGTGGAGTTCTTGCGCAGCTTGCAAGTTCGCCAAGTTCGTTTCGGTCGTGTAGTAACTGATCGGTACGTGGAAGGCATTGGCAATGTCCTCCTTAGTTGCTTTGGCGTCAGCGAGAGCGGCGAGGTCGCCCATACTGTGCTCCAGAAGCGTGACGCGCAGACGGCTCTCGCCAACAACTACCCGGCCCGCTCCGCTCTTGCGAAACTTAGCGTTCCACGCCGTTTCGATGCGCTCCCTTTCATCGTCTCCCATGATCTCCTCTGGACTGACAATAGCATCGGGTATGGCGTGGTTCTCGAACTTGGCAAGACGGAAAGAGGTGTACTGAGAAGCTAAAGTCGCTTGCTCCCAGCACGCGCGCAAAGGAGAAAGACCACCCAGATAAGGATCACGCGGGTCAGGGAACCGGAAGAAGATCACGTCTTCTTCAGCGATCTTTTCAAGACCTTTCTGCGTCCGGTATTCGTAATGATCGATGACGTTGGAAGATCCCTCCTCTGCGCGTGGGGTGACGTTCTGCGCGGGCAAAATCCAAATGTTTTCCGGAATGCCTGACGGCCCGCGAGGAATGTACCAGTAAGCCCGGCCGATTGTCTCCAGATAAATCTGAGTCAACTCGAAGAGATCGAAGCTGTTGTGCACGGGGTTGACCGCGGCGAGCAGCGTGAGCAGCGGATGTTCGACGACCTCTTCGACTTCCGGACTCGAGGCTTTCAGCCGGCGCTGCCAAGCTTTTGACAGCGCTCTGGTCACAGCCCGGGGCCGAGCTTGCTGGCTGTTCGTGCGTACAAACAGCTTGGGCGTAAAAGAAGCACAAACTGAAGAGTTGATGGTAATGCATGACCAAGCCGTTCCTTTCAGTTCTTGAATGAGCTGGCTAAGGCTGGGAGTCCCAAGTACGCGCCACCGATCGAGGGAGCCATTGCTTTCGAAGGTCCGAGATAGTGCGGGATTGCTCATTTCTTTCGTTTTCTGGCCCAGGCGAGCTTCAAACCTTGAGAAATACGCCGGTTCCTCTCAGCAATGGAGAGAAGTTTGCGGCGGTGCTTTTTCATGAAACTCTCGTCCAGATGTCCTCATCCCACAGAGCGCTGTGAACCGCAGAGCGCGGTTCTTCCGCGTTTTGGGGGGTGTAACCGCCGGTCTTGCGAAGCTTGCCAATAAACTTTCGGTCCACTCCGCAGATCAGGTACCGGAGGGCATCCATAGCGTGATTATTCTCGTCAAGCGGCTCTTCACGTTCGTCAAGGTAGCGATACAGCGTGGCTTCGGCGCATAAGTTAGGGCACCGGAGGCGATTGACCTTCAGACGCCCCGTGTTAATCCTTGCATTGACGGCTTGGATGCCGATCCTCAGCATCTTGTAAGGTCTGCGTATGAAATGTCCCTGCGCTCTCAGTTCGGCTATCTCGGTGGCGCCGCTGGGATCGGCCCACCAGGCTACCCCTG